CTTCTTTTCTGCTTCAAGTACGTCGTTCCAGTACTTCAGCTTCACGGGGTTCACCTCGCGCTCGATCTCCAGGCGCGCGGTCACTTCGCGGAAGGTCCTCTTCGTCAGCTCGGCAAGCTTTGCCTTCGCATACTCGTCCGGGTAGCTTCGTCCGTGACGATATCCGCTGATCGTCTGCCGTGTTATGCCAATGGCTTCCGCAAGCTTGTAGTCGCTTGGCAAGCCCGCCTTCTCTTTCGCCTCGTCCATCAGGAACTCGAGCTGGTTCATGTCTAAGACCTCCTACGTTTGAGGTTACAAACGTCTGAGGATGTTGACAATGTACGAAACTTCTTACTACAGTAGTAAGCAAGTTCTTACGTCCCTTGTCTCTGACTATGGCTCTTGCTCGGTCCTGTGTTGTTCTCGCTTCTGGTAGTGCCGGTTTTCGGCACTCCAGAGCCGTTGCGCCGGCTCAAGTCTGCTGGTCAGGCGCGAGGCGCGTTCGCGGCGTTGCGGTCTTCGGTACCGCTCTCGGGGTGTTCTCCTCTTCCTTCAACGTGACGTGCTCGAGGATGGCCTTCCGTATCGTCTCGACGTTGGGCAGCCTGCGCGCCTCCCAGGTGATCAGCGGAATCCCGGCCGACTTCAAGGCCGCTGCTTTGTCGATATCCGAAGCGATCCGGTCGCCAGCGTTGTGGCTCCTGTCGTTTACCTCTATCGCTACCAGCGGCACGAACATCGCATCGCAGATGAGGAAGTCGAGTGACTTCCGGATGATGCGATCAAGAGGTGCTTTCGATTTGCTTGCCGGTTGCACGACACGAGGCAAGTGCACCTGCGCCAGCACCACCAGTTCCGGCAGCGCCTTGTTCAGTCGCTCGTACAGGATCTTCTCCGGTGGCGATGCGACATGGTGGAGTGACACATACCTGTATTGCGAAGCGTCGCCGGTCCGTTCGTCCGCCCGTTCCGCTTTGCGCTGTTTCATCCACCTGTTGAACCAGTACTTGATCAACAGGCTTGCGATCCCTATCAGCACCATCCAGAAGATGATTCCTTTCATCGCGCCGATGACGGCATCCGCAGGATTCGGCGTCATGTCCACTCCTGATATTTATAAAGCCATCGAGCATAACAAACACGCTTTCCGGCAAGCGGAGCGCGCAGGCGAAAGGGATGAGAAGGGATTCATTCCCGAAGGGATGAGCGCAAGCGAACCCGTATCAGTCCGTTCCCCTATGGGGATTCGCACAATGTGGCAGTGCTGACATGCATCCCGGCCACCTCAACGTCATCCAGGACCTCGAACGCCAGCTTTCGGCGCCGATGCCGCCGTCCATGCGCCGCGCGAAGGAAAGGCACCTGAAGCGCGAAATCGAAAGCGCGAGGAAGGCCGGCTATCAGGCGCAAGCGATTCTTGATGCGCAAAGGCGTGGAAGGAATCTCCGGTGATCGCCCTTCCTCTTTTCTCCTGGGTGTTCATGCGCTGTTACGACTGCGCCTTCCTGTGGCGGGAAGCGTGCTTGACGTTCAACGGTCGCGAGACGCGCCCGGCATTCAGCCGCATCTGCATCGATTGCGGGTCCATCGAGACATTCGAGCGCGGCCGCGCAGCGCCGGGACCGCAGGGCACGGCCGGCGCGGCCGCGCCCCCCCTGACTAACAGGGGGGGAACACGGCAGACAACCCAAACGAAGTATCCGAGGAGGAACCGGCGTGCTCGCTTTCACTGAAACCCATTGGCCCCGGAACCGGCACGGCGAACGCTTCACGCTCAATCACCGGGGTGAAGAGTCCGTCGTTCTTGAAACCTCATCGCGTGGTGATGGCAAGGCCTTCATCGACTGGCTCACCGTCACCTTCCCCGATTCCGCAATCCATCCCGATAAGGGATGGAACTGCCTCGTGCCCGTCGTGGATGAGGACTTCGCCCTCGCGCTGGCTGCGCGCCTGGAACAGATCCTCGGATTCGGCGTGTTCGAGAAGCGCAAGAACGGCCATAAGTTCTATCTGAACTCGTGGTCACTCGGCCCGGAAGGGCGCTTCGGCTATATCGCCATCGGCGGCCAGAAGGGCACCGTACTGTTCGAGCTTACCGGCGAGGGCTGCATGCACGCAAAGCCCGGCTGGGAACAGACGATGTACGACTTCCTGCGCTCGGGCGAACTGGCGACACCGAAGATCACGCGTATCGATCTCACGCACGATGATCGCGAAGGCCGCTACAACGTCGACCGCGCCTTCGACGACTGGTCGAACGACCGCTTCAGGTTGCCGAAGGCGCCGCAGTCGCCGGCCATGGCGCAGTTCGGGAATTGGGCCAGACCGGACGGACGCGGCCGAACGCTCACCGTTGGCCGTCGCTTGTCCGGCAAATTCCTGCGCGTCTATGAGAAGGGCAAGCAACTGGGCGATCGTGAGTCGCCCTGGACGCGGATTGAACTCGAGCTCAAAGCCGAAGATCGCGTCATTCCCTTCGACACCCTCATCCGCCCCGGCGAATACCTCGCCGGCGCATATCCCGCGCTCGAATTCCTGAACGCGAAGCAAGAACGCCTTGCCACGGTCCGCCACACCGCGAAGCAAGGCTGGCTCTCGATGCTCAAGTACATCCGCCGCGCCGCCGGTCCTGCACTGGCGGTTGCGCTGTCCGTGGTCGGTGCCCAAGGCGTGGAAGATCTGGTCGCCGACGTCACGCAGGACGACATTCATCGCCAGCTCGTGAAACGCGGGATGGACGTTCCCTTACACCTCGTCGCCGATCTCGCCGAATCGGAGCACGACGCACCAGGCGAACCACTGAAAGGAAATGACGATGTCCATCCTGTTTGACATGGCCGAAGCCGAACAAGTCCGCACCGAACGCCGTGTAGTTCTCGGCGCTCGGGGTCGGCAATTCAACATCGACGGCACGAACTTCGACTACACCGAACTGTTCCTCACGGTGCCGCTGGCGCGTCCGGATGATCCCAATCCGATGAGCTGGGGCCTGGGCGTGGAAGTTCTGAAGATGCCCGGCAGCAAGCACGCGATGCAGATCAAGCAGCCGGACGCCTTCCTCGCGGAAATCCAGATCCGCGAATACCAGGCGGGTAAGGATGTGCGCAAGGAAGTCGTCAGCGTGAAGCCCTTGCACATGCTCGGCCAGAACGGGAAACAAGCCGCTGCGCCCCAGGCGCCAAAGGCGTAAGGTGATCCGCACGCGTTTCGCATGCGAAACGCGCCATCCATTTCAAAGGGGGTAGCACATGAAGATTCAATTCAACGGCGATGGGCTGACCGTGAATGGTCAGCCCGCGAAGTGGTGGCAAGCGGTGCTCGCGCTGCTCGGCGCACCGCTGCTGTTTCTCTTCCTCTTGCTGGATGCGCTGCTCGAGGCGCCGGGCAAGTTCGGCATGTGGTTCTGCAACACGCTGGGCCGCGCGGGACTGCCTGAGATTGGCGGCGCCCTGCTTGCAATCTTCAAGCCATGGGCGCGTTACGAGTGGCTGCCCGAAGGTGAAGAAGCGGATCTGGTCGACGCGCTCGAGACGCTGCGCGGTCGATCCATGGCGCATCTGCGCGAACCGCACTTCATCCGCGTGCGCGTGATTCGCGATGACTGAAAAGAAAAAGGCCGCACGCGGCGGCCTTTGAAATTCCTTTCGTAGGGCTTTGGCCCGGAAAGGAAAGTGTCATGAAAAAGTCTATCACGCTGTTTGGTTGGAAAGTAGTTGTTTCAGTTGAAGCATCACGCATCGATCGGCCCTTCGTGATCGAAGTCATGGATGCGCGAAAGTCCTTAGAGCTCCTGGAGTACCGCTACAGCAACCGGAAAGATGCTTTGAAGCGCTTCCGGCGGCTGGTGAATGAGTACATCCGGGACGGAAAGGAATACCGCGTCTCCCTGTCATGCGATGGCGAAGAACAGGTCGTCGAAAGAGTGGGCCGTGTATTGAGGTACGACGTCACCTATCGCAGCAAGAAGTAATCCTCATCAATAAGTAACCGATGGGCCGAAGCCCTACGAAAGGAATTTCATGATGTCTCATCCCGCACTCGTTCCGCCGCCCGCGACCGGTACCGGCGAACACCTCATGTCGCGCGCCGTGTCCGTGCTGTCGGTCACCCAGATCAAGGGCGCCTTCCACGTCGCCCATGTCCAGCTCGAGAACGGACGCTACGGTGATGTGCCGTGCGATCCGGACGTGACCAAGGCCGACCGTGTCGGCCTGTTCAGCTCGATCCAGATCCGCAATGGACGCATCGAAGCCCGGCTTCGCCTGCGGAGGCTGCACGCATGACACGCCGAATCGGATTTCCGGAGGCCTTCCGGTCTGTGGATCCGACCGCGCTGTGGTGCGATCCGAACACGCCCATTCCTGACGATTGGGCACCGCGCGGTCGCTGGCGCGTTGGCCAGGCCATGCACACCTTCACCGATGACTATCGCCAGGAATTCTTCTGGCGCCGTCCAGAAGAAGGCAGCCTCATCGCCATGGCGGCACGCACGTGCACCGCACCGGATTACACCGTGTGGGTCGAGGATCCGGACGAATGGGGCCGTCACCAGGCGTGGCGATCGGCGCTCGTCGGTGCCTACTGGCAAGCGCTCGGCGTGACCGTCATCCCGGTCATGACCTGGTGTGCGGCGCTTCAGGACTACATCGCGCCGGGCTCGCTGTGGGCGGTGCGCGGTCCGCGCCGTGACGATCCGGGCTGGCGTGAGCGTGCGGCCGTGTTTGAGGACACGCTCGAGCCCGGCGCTGTGCTGGTGTTCGGTAACGAACCGCCGGCGGGCGCGTTCTCGTGCCCGGTCATTCGCCGTCCTTTGCATTCCGGCAAGGTTGAGGCGCTGCACACAAAGAGGGGTGAAGCGCCATCCCTGCGCAGGGTGGCGTGATGGGGGGTCGCACTGAACGCAAGGAACGCCAGACGCCTGACCGCGAGCTGTGGATTCAGGAAGTGAGCGAACAGCGCCTGGCTCGATATGAACTCATGCTGTCCTCGGGTGGACGCGTGCATCGCTCGGACGGCTCGACGCAGAGAACGAACGATCAGCAGGCGTACTTCCGGGATCTGATCGCGCGCGAACGCAACAGAAGGAATCGGACATGAACCTCACGACGGAATGCACGGTGCGCCAGGTCAAGCGCGCCGGAAACGGAATGCGCATCGCCATGGTTGAACTGCCGGATGGCACCTATGGCGAGTTGCCCGCGGCTGAAGGCCTCAAGCCGGGGGAACCGGCGCGGCTGTCGGTCACCATCGGCCTGCAGCTGGGCCGACTGTATCCGCGCGCGTTGCGCGCCGAACGCAAGGACTGAATCACTTTCGCGAAAGGATCAGACATGTTGTGCGTAACGGTAGGCGAGGGCGGTGCTCTCGTCGTGCAAGACCCTCAACCCGCAAACCTCAGCGAATGCGGGATGGTGGTGCTTTCGGGCTCGGAGGCGATGGGTAACCCCTTCGCGCTGAGTGCGGAAGCGGGGGCGACCATCGCGGTCGCCATCATTGGCGTGTGGGCTGTTGCCTTTGGCATACGCGCCGCAATTCAAACCCTGTTCCTGAAAGGAAGCAATCATGAAGAAGTATCTGCGTAAGGTCGGTGGTGTCGTCGTCTCCGCTCCGCTGCTCGCTGTCGGCACCGCGCACGCCTCGGGCGGTGGCGGCATCGACGTGTCCGCCGTGACCTCGGCCATTTCCAGCGCTGGCGGCCCCATCGCCACCATCGGCGCGGCCGTGCTGGTCGTGCTCGTGGGCATCAAGGTCTACAAGTGGATCGCGCGCGCCCTGTAAGGGTCGAGTGATCGAAGTTCGGTAGTTCAGTCGTACAAGCAGTAACCCGGGGGGCTGCGGTCGGTCCCGGCATTCACCTGGGGGAATCAACGATGGGCGCTTACGTCATGATTGCGCTGCTGGGGGCCGCATGGATCATCTTCCGCTACTGAGCCCGCAGCGGCTCGCACGCGCCTTCGGCGCGTTCCTTCTGGCGCTGGTTTCGGTAGTCGTCGCCAATCCCGTTTTTGCCGACTATCCACCGATCTATGACTATCGGGTCGCGAACTCGACTCAGCCGAACATTCCCGGCGATGCGGCGAACGCCTGCAACAACTTTTGTACGAAGTCTCCTCCGTATTGGCCGATTACGTCGGACGGCTGGACCTACGTGTCGACCTCGTTCCCGACCTGCACATGCAGGAATCCAGGCGGAACCACGTCGCACTACACGATGGAGAAGAACCCGTTCTGCATCTATGGTGGCTCGGGCTTCAACGCAAGCACCGGGATGTGTGGTGGCACGCCATCGTGTCCGTCCGGCCAGTCGTTCAATACAAACACGGCGAAGTGCGAGGAGAACGCATGTGCCCCCGGCCAGGTCCGCAACACCATCACCAATCAGTGTCAGCCCCCGTGCCACGCAGCCGGCACCGCCGGCGGCTCGAACTACGTCTCGCCCTACACCACACTGCCGCCGGTCATCTGCCGCGACGGCTGCTCGCTGACGGTCGGCGGCGGTACCACCATCCCGAATTCCAGCGGAACGCCCTGGTACATGGTGACCGGCCTGGTTCATACCGGAAACTTCTGCTCGGGAACGATCGACGGCAACGGTACCGGTAGCGGCGATCCGTACGAAGGTCCCGAAGATGAGCCACCCGTCACCGTGACACCCGATGACGATCCGCCCAAGTGCACCGCCGGTCAGTGCCCCGGCACGGTCAACGGCGTCATGGTGTGCGTGGCCTGCTCGTCGGTGGCCACGCCCGAGAAGCCGGTCACTCAGTACGACAAGAAAACAGAAACCACCACCACCGGCACTCCGCCGAATCAGACCACCGAAACCAAGACCACAGAGACGAAGGCCACGCACGACGGATCGGGCACGGTCACGACCACCACCACGACCAGCACGACCAAGACGGACGGCAACGGCACCAGCACCACCGAACAGAGCAAGACCGAGAAGAAGGAACCGCAGGAGTCCTTCTGCAAGGACAACCCCACGTCCGCCTTCTGCAAGGAAGGCAAATGGGGCGGCTCCTGCGGTGGCTTCACCTGCGACGGCGACGCCGTGCAATGCGCGATCGCGAAGGAGATTTACCAGCGCAATTGCGAAGGGGTCGCGAGCAACAAGTACACCGACCTGTCCGATGCGGCGGAGGCTGGCACGGATACCGGGGCCAACTACGTGCAGGGCCAGAAGGATGCCCCCGGCCTCGACGTCCAGGCGAAGTTCAATCAGAGCGTCCAGGCGTCGCCCATTGCGGCGTCTTGCCCTTCGTCCCGATCGGTTGCGCTGCCCGGTGGCAACAGCCTGGAAATCTCCTTCGAAAAGCCTTGCGAATACGCCAGCGTGCTCGGCCGCTTCGTCGAGGCCTTCGCCTATCTCTTCGCGGCACTGATCGTGTTGCGCAACCCCGCATCGTGATGGAGCGCGAACCATGGCCCTGCCTCTGATCCCCATCATCGCCGCCAGCTCCATCGGCGGCATCCTGCTGTCCATCGTGACATCGCTGGTCGGGCGCGTGCTGCTTGCGCTCGGCCTCGGACTGGTGACTTACCAGGCGCTCGATCCGCTGCTCGAAACCTTCAAGAGCAGTTACTTCAGCCAACTGTCCGGACTGCCGTCCGAGATTGCCGGCTTCGTCGGCCTGCTGCGCGTCGGTGAGGCGGTGCAGATCATCTTTGCAGCGCTCGCTACCAAGCTCTTCATGTCCGGAGTGCAGGGGCTGATCAAGCGCTGGGTGGTGAAGTGATGTCCTGCAAGGTGAAGCGCTGCACACAATGAGGGGCTGAGGTGATCGAACTGCAAACCGGTCTGCCTGGCGCCGGCAAGACCCTGTACACCTTGTGGCGCATCAAGGCACGGGCGGAGGCCGAAGGCCGGCCCGTCTACTTCGCCGGCATCCCGGACCTGAAGCTGCCTTGGCTGCCGCTGGAAGATCCGACGAAGTGGTACGAGTGCGAAGCAAACGCCATCATCGTGATCGACGAGGCGCAGACCTACTTCCGACCGCGCGGCAATGGCTCGGCCGTCCCCGAACACGTCGCCAGGCTGGAAACGCATCGCCATCAAGGCATCGACCTGGTGTTGATCACACAGCACCCGATGCTCATCGACAGCAACGTCCGGCGCCTGTGCGGCAAGCACTTCCATTCGGTGCGCCAGTTCAGCCAGCAGAAGGCGCGCGTGATCGAGTTCGAGTCGGTCAAGGACAACCCGCTCGCCGCACGCGCCAATGGCCTCGAACACAGCTTCAGCTACCCGAAGGAAGCCTTCGCCTGGTACCGCTCGGCCGAGGTCCATACGCACAAGACGAAACGGCCAGCGCGCTTCTACCTGCTCTTCATCTTGCCGCCGGTCTTCATTGGCCTGGTCGCCTATACCGTGTCGTGGTTCTACGCGCGCACCCAGGGCGAACCGCTGGGCGCTGGCGCCTCCGCATCGCAGCGCGGGCAAGCCTCGGCGCCACAGAACAGCGCGCCCAGCAGGACGCGAGAGGGCAAGCTCACGACTGCGCAGTATCTGCACGAACAGCGCCCACGCGTCGAAGGCCTCGCCTACACGGCGCCGATGTACGACGAAGTGACCCGACCGACACAAGCGCCGTATCCGGCCGCCTGCGTCGATCTGAAGGGGCAATGTCGCTGCTACAGCCAGCAGGCCACGCGCCTGCCGATGACTGAAGAGCTGTGCAAAGCCATCGTGAAGGACGGCTTCTTCATCGCCTGGGATGCGCGCAGCGCAGAACAGCGCGAACGCAAGAGCGACAAGGCCACGTCCGCGCCGCTGCTGGCCAGCGCCGACACCGTCACATCACCTCACACCGTGATCGAAGCGCCGGCACCTCGCCAGGGCCTGAGCGGCGGGGCCACCACGACCACACCCCAGACCGAACAACAGCCGTATCAGCCACGCGTGCCGGCGACGTCGCCATGGCGCGCGCAATGATCCGCCGACTGCTCGATCTCCCGGAAAGGGCGGTCGAGGCCTTCCGGGGCATGCTGCTGCCGGTGCATCCGCTGCAGATCGACGTGCTGAAGGCGATTGCATGCGTGTGCATGCTCATCGATCACATCAACACCTGTCTATTTGATCGCGCCTCGGTCTGGGCCTGGCTGATCGGCCGTCTCGCCTTCCCTCTTTTTTCTTTCACCTTTGTTGTTACCCTCACCGAGTCGAACGCGCTTCGCACCGCCAAGCGCACAGCGGCCGCCGGCGTTCTCGTGCAACCGATCTACGCCGTAGCCTTTGCGGACGCGGGTTTCAGTCCGTGGTGGGCTGGAAATATCCTGATTTCCTTTGCCGTCGTTGCCTACCTTGTCGAACTTGTGAAGGCTCTAACCTGGTCAAACATCGTTCAGGCCGTGGCCTTGCTGATGCTGGCCAGCGTCGTTCAAGCGCCGTCGTCCTTCGGTGTGGCAGGTATCGCGTTTATGTTGGCGCTTTGGTTTACGCTGCACCGTGTCGCGCCTTGTATCGGTTCGGCCGTTGCGGCAGTCGCGTTCCTGAACTTGAATCCCGGCGCCCTGGCCGTGTCCGTGTCCATGGCGCTCGCGCTCGTGCTCATTCTTTTCGCGTCCGGCGCATTGCGCGCTTCTCCCCCGCGTCGCTTGCTTCATCCACGCGCGACGCTGTGGTTCTATGCTGGACACCTCGCTGTGATTGGGTCTCTCGTCAGTTCCTTTTGAACGATGTACCCTATTGTTTTGCAGTGGGGTAAATGCGGAGATTCCTTATGGAAAATTATCGAGTTCGGTGCTCCTGGGATGAAGAGGCAAAGGTCTGGTATGTCGAGGACTCGAACGTGCCTGGTCTGGCTGCCGAAGCACCGACCTTCGAAGGCCTTGTTTCCATGCTCGAAAGGCGTGTTCCTGAACTGCTCGATGAGAACGACGTTTCGGATGGGACGGAAATTCCGCTTGAAATCACGTCGTCGTCGCACCGCGTCGTCCATCGTCACGCGGCCTGACGCATGGGGAGCGGCTACACGGCAAAGCTCAAGGAAATTCTTCGAGAGGCTGGCTGTTACTACGTGCGTCCGGGCAAGGGCGATCATGAAATCTGGGAGAGTCCGATTAGCGGTACGCGCTTCCCTGTCGATCACACGATCAAGTCGCGGCACACGGCGAACCAGGTACTGAAGCAAGCAGGACTGCCTAAGCAGTTCTAACGTTAGAAGCCGGCTTTTGCCGGCTTCTTCCATTCGCCATCACCGTTTCGCATGCGAAACGACCGTCCCCCTGAAATCCCGCAAGAACCCCCTTAGCACCTCTTCCTCACTCTCTGGCAACGGCTTCGGCTGCATCGCAACCCATAGCATCACTGGCAGTACATCCGGTTCTTCTTCCAGAGCCGCGACCGCCGCCCGTTCCATCATCTTCGGCAACAGATCGCCATCGAGCGCATCGTTAATGACATCGTTCCAGTACGCCCGCGCTTCCGGTTCCAGGTGCGCATAGATCTCGAGCTGCGCCTCGTTCGGCTCTTCATCCAGCGTCGCCACGCTCAACAGTTCCCACATCCCGCACTGTCTTTTGGCCCTCGACTTTCGCTTCATTTCGGCCGTTTCCTGCCGATACCTTTCCTGCTCTGCCTCGCGCTTCGCCTGGGCCTCCGGCGACGCGTCCTCGTCTGTCTGCCGCAGCCTGGCGGCGGTGTCGCCGTCGCCGCCATTCATCTGTCCGACCAGATCCGCCTTCGGCTCCTTCGCCTTCCTCACCAGCTCGCGCAACGAGTCCCGGTTCTCTTCACCAGCCCGCAGCCGGGTCGCCGCCCAGTACGCACCTCCCCAATCGAGCCCCGACAGTTCCTTCAACGTCAGGACGACTTCCGGATCTTCGGTGATCTCCTCGTCCACCAGTTGGGCGACGAATGACGGTAGTTCGTCCACGCACGCGATGCGCTTGCACACCCAGGACCGCGACTTGTTCACCAGTCCGCCCAACTCCGCCAGGGTCATCCCCTCATCGCGCAGTGCCAGCAGCGCCCGCCCCTCTTCCAGCAAGGTGAGGTCTTCGCGCTGGATGTTCTCGGCAAGCTGCGCCTTCTTCGCGTCGAGCGTCGAGAACTTCGTCACCACCGCCGGCACCGCGGTGGCCGTCGTCAGCCGGACGGCCGCTGCGCGGCGATGACCGGCCACGACCTGGTACTTGTTCCCCTTCGCTGGCGTCACCACGATGGGCTGCAGCAGTCCGCGCACCTCGATGTCACGCGCAAGCTGCTGAAGCGCTTCTTCGTCCATGGCTTCGCGGATGTTCTGATCCGTCACCAGATCATCCAGCGGCACCAGCACCACATTCGCCACGCTGGCCAGCTCCGGCCGCTTCGGCTTCGCCGTCTTCGCAGCCGTCGCGGAGGTCTTCTTCACTGCCTTGGCCGGCGTCGCTTTCTTCTCGCTCGTCGTCGTCATGGTCAGCACCCTCTCAAAACCACTTGTCCGCGTGCGCGTTATTGTTGCGCTCGTCGTACTGCCAGAAATCGAACGCACCCTCCGCTTCCCAAGAGCCCGGCCGTTCGTGCTGCGATATCGCGTAGTGCAGCAGCGCTTCAAGGTATTTCGCCGGCGTCGTCTCGTTCGCGGCCGCGATCTCTGCAAGCTTCGCCTTGGCGGTCGGATGAATCCGTACCGTTGCCTTAGAATTACGGTGTTCGGTAGTACGCATGTCCTTGTCCTTTCGTCTGTCAAAGCCGACCTAGCCGCTAGATTCCGAGCCCCCGAGTGTTGTTTCGGGTTTTCACGGATCGACAGGCTGCGGCGTCTCCTGCCGTCCCATCCGCTGAGTTCCTCGCCCCAAAGGGTCGCGGACAGCACGCGAAGCGTCTTCCACACAAAAGCACGCAAGAAGGCATGACAGCGGCCTTATCGCTGGCGTGACTTCTTGCCTGCTTTCAAACCAAGGAAGCGATATGCGAGGAAGGAAGCGGATGGAACGGCGGGCGCTGGCGGTTGAGACGCGACAACCCGAAACCCCGCGCAGCGGGCTCCGGGCACAGCCCGCAAACACCGGCTGTCCAAAGGACAGGGTCCGGCCTCGAGCTGGACGATGTGTGCGTGCACACTTCGTCGCCTTTGATCTTCGGTGGTGCGCAGCACGACCGGCGGTTTGTGTTTGGTCTCATGCTTCGCGCAATCGGAATTTGCGCGTCATTTCTGCATCGTCCAAACGGCTGATCAAGTACCGATGCATTCAGCCGATTGCTTCCGCATGCATCGGCAGAACGACGCCCTAGAGCGACGACCGCTGACAGTGCAGAGGACGCAACTCAACTCGGCAGGCTCACGCGCATGAACTTCGAAGAAGTCGTGGGCGCCTACCTATCTGCGCGTGCGCACACCCAGCAGAAGTCGGACCGTGACAGCTACAGTCTCAAGAGACTGCAGCCGCACTTTGGCGGCCGCAGGATTCGTGACCTGAAGCGCGCCGACGTTCGCAAGTACGTCCAGCACCGACTGGACGAGGGCGTGAAGATCAGCACTGTTCGCCGTGAGCTGCGATTGTTCTGCGCCGCCATCAACTTCGTGCGGCTCGAGTACGAGCTGGACGACATGCCGAACCCGGCGGCCAAACTCGGCCTTGCGTCGGAAGAACCCAGAGTTCGATGGCTTACAAGAGAGGAGGCGCGCCGCCTGCTTCAGGAGGCCGAGAGGAGTTCATCCAGGCCGCACCTCGCATGCTTCATCCGGCTCGCACTCAACACCGGTTGCCGGCGTGGTGAGTTGCTGAATCTCGAGTGGTCGCGTGTCGACTTCGAGGGGCGCCGGTTCCTTCTTGAAGCCAGGCACACAAAGGCGCGGCGTCGAAGAACCGTTCCGCTGAACGATGACGCGATCTCGACCCTGCACCGGCTACGTATTTGGCAGCAGCGTCATGTTCCTGGCTCACCGTGGGTTTTCGGATGGCGTCCCGGAGGTCGCATCACGACGTTCAAGACTTCGTGGACAGCCGCTCTCAAACGGGCGGATATCCACGATTTCCGGATACATGATTTGCGACATACTTTCGCCAGTTGGCTGGTTATGCAAGGTGAGTCGCTGTACGTGGTAAAAGAGCTGCTCGGTCATGCGAGTGTTACGCAGACCGAGGTCTACGCGCACCTTGCGCCAAGTGCTTCTGCCCAGGCTGTGCAACGACTACTGTTCTAGTATCGGAGATCTTTGTGGACCATGCTTCGGATTGGGCTGCCGTTATCGTTGCGGCCTGCGCGCTCGGGATTTCGATCTGGCAAGGGTTTGTTGCTCGAACTCACGCACGTCGTAGCGTGCGGCCTCACCTCGTGTGGTGCGAGAACAAGGAAAAGACAGAACAAGGCGTCGGCGTCACGTTCTCGGTCAGCAACTACGGGATAGGGCCTGCGGTCATTCGGGATCGGTACTTCGAGCTTTCTGGTGCTAGGTACGCTTCTGCAGATACTGAAGGCGATCTTGTTGAGGAACTCGTTCGTCAACTACTCGGAGACAAATTCGCCCATCGGCTTCTAGTGCACGGCTTGCCCGGTATGAAGTCGGCTATTCCCCAAGGGGGAAGCCAGGTGATAGCTAGCATTTTCTTCCCGGAAGGCAATGACAGCACGGTCAAAACTCTGCGGCATCACCTTGAGTCCGTCGTCTTCGTGGTCGAGTACTCGTCCATCTATGGGGAAAAGTTCACCTTCCGAACCGATTAACGTCATGACAATACCCTCCGAAGGCAGGGGTCGTGCGTTCGAATCGCGCCGGGCGCGCCAGTCATCAGAAAGGGTCAGACCGTCACGGTCTGGCCCTTT